TTTGTTCCGATGTTGCGCCAATGGTCTGTTCTATCCCAGTTGGTGTCTGAGATCATGCGGTCATATCCCGCAGGCAAGTCGTAATCCTGTTTGGCAAAGGTCATGGAGACCGATGCGGTTGAGGTCGTTACAGGCGCGTTTAGCGTTACCTGAGTGCTACTGTCAATCGTAAGAATCTCAGCGTAGGGGGTTTGTCCTGTCCCCGTGATCACATTCCCAACTTGTAGGCTTGCCGTACTAGGAATGTTTGTGATGATCTTAGAGTTTGCGGTAATTGTTCCAGTTGTGGAAACCGCATTTTGTGTTTGCCAGATGTAGGCTTTTACTAACTTTTGCCATTCAAAGTCCCTTACAAGGTCTTTTCCGAGACGCTGTGCAAGGGCTAGAAGTTGGATGGTTTGGTTGTTAGATGACCCTATTACTAGAGGCGGTTGGGTTAGTCCAAGTTCGCCTGAGACCTGATCAACCAACTCTAGTAGGGTATAGGACATTTATTCCACCAATTCTTTTTTAGGTCTGCCAGATTTCTTAGCAGTTAACTGATTAACCAATTCCCTCAATTGTGCCATTTCTTCCTCTTGTTGTGCGAGTTTGGCATCGGTTTCAGCACGAATTTTATCGAATACTGCGCTATCTTTGGCTGCGGCTATAAACGCCCGAGCCTTATCCCGTAGGTCGTTAAAGCCCATGATCTTGTTGCCCACGCTGTCTGCAAGTTGTGCAAACTGGTCAATTGTGAAGATATGCAAAGCCTTAAATTCAGCCTTTTGGGTCTCGCTAATTGCTGACCACACATCAATTGGAGTGCCAGAGACTTTTTGCTCTTTCTTTTGCTCAAAACGCGCCCACTCAATTGGAAATTCGTCAATGTCTTGTTCGCGCATAGGGCGGTCAACCACCAAAGTGGAGTCACCAGGCACTAATTTCTTCAAAAATATCTTTTCTTCAAAGATCGGACGCTTTTCGGTCATTGTCTTGAAGTTGTTTTGCACTTGCACAGTATGGAAAAACACCGCCATCTTGCCTCGGTTGTCTTCCATAAAACTATCATTTGTCCAGTTTGCGTCTTGCATATTAGTTCCTTTGTTTAAGAATTTTGGCAGTTTCCTGCATCAGCCCGTCACCATGAAATATAACCTCTGCGTCTTGAGTCTCCAAGAACTTTTCCATTTCTATCGCAGCTTGGCACATCTGCTTAGTGGTTTGGAATGTCCTCTCACCCGCTTGGACTAGGATTTTTTCCTGTTCCTTGCCCAAATGTTCACCCGCGTGTCTGCTCTCTGTAAAACTGTTATCCATACCAAAGATATGGAACTTTCTGTATCCGAGGGCTGCGCTCACATTCATCGCCCTCATCCCGACAGATGACCCACCACCGATCAGGCTCTCCATCCCCTCGGGGTGTTTGTCTGCTACCCACGCCACAGTCTCAAAGTCATCCCCGTTAACAAGATGCCATATCTTGACCTGATGCCTCTTTAAAGCCTCGAAATAGGTTGGATGGCATACCGATGCCAATAGATACTTTGTAGCCTTCTGGGGCTTCTTTAGCATCCTTGCTTTGTGTTCTCTGGGGTCACAGTCAATGTGCCAATCAGGGGTTATTCCTTTGTCCACTAAGAAGTCGTGCGCCCCTGATACTGTAATGATTGGGCGTTTGATGTGTTTCCAAGTGTCTAAGAGGGATGGGCCATAGCAGACGATAGACACCCACCGATCATTGAATTTGTCTCTCTTTTTTAACAATGGGAGGTGTATCGACTTTCCCATCTGGTCGTGCCTCTGAGAATTGGTCATCACGCCTTTAAGCATTCAACCCTCATATCTCGAAATGGAAAATGGTAGTTTGGCTCACAGAACTTGATCTCTGTCATGCCGACAGATTCAAGCATATCTCTTAATGGATTTTGAAACCAACCCCACTTGTGGCACATTGCCTCGCTCTTATGCTTAGGGTCACCATACAACGCCATAAGCGTCATAAAGGGCTGTAATGGCTCTTTGTTGATGACGCAGTTGGTTACATAAGCAAATACCTTGTCCATACAGGGCATTTCAAGAATCATCTTGCCTTGTGGCTTTAAAACCCGTTTCCACTCTGTTAGCACTTCAGCAACTTCCCATTCATAGAAGTGCTCTAGCACATGGATAGCTGCCACCGCATCCGCGCTGTCTGAGGCAATCTCTAGTTTTCTAAGGTCACACTTGAGGTCTGCAATATCTGAATGGAGGTCAACATTTATCCATCCGTCCCATTTTTTGTTACCACATCCAAGGTTGTACGCAGTTTCGTAAGTGTCTTCCACTTGTCGATCAGTATTTGAGGCGTAAATTCTTCCGTTACGAACTTCTGCGCCTTTGATATTAGGGTGTTGATTTCCTGTGTCTGTGTCCATTTAATTCCTTCTAGGATGTTGCCTACATAAATATGGGGTATTCCAAGGTCTCTCTCGCTGACCACAAAACACCCTTGTCGGATTGCCTCAATCGTCCTGTTAGGACTTTTATATTCTGCGGTTGCAGGCATTAAGACAATATCTGCTCTCGCAAATTCTTCTAGCATGGTCTCGTGCGACCAAGGAATAGCACCGCCAAAGTTGGACACCACCCGTAGGTTGTAGCCCTCTAGGTTTGGCAATATGCGCTCTAAACTGTGCTTATTAACTGCGTGACCATACCAAAGGAGGTTTAGCCCGTTGTAGTGCGGCTTGGCTTCTGGGTACTCGTAAGGGTCACCAATCACAGTAGCATCCCGTCCATGCCCCTTGATGATCTTTGCCATTGTCTGTGTTGGGCAAGTCACCGCATCCGCTAGTCTCAATGCCTCTTTGTAATGAACCCAATCAAAATGATCATCACAAAAGTCCACGATCACCCACGCGCCCCTTGCCTTGGCTCTTGCCATCTCCATCAGTTCATTGGCTTGGGGTTTGGCAAAGATAAGGGTATCGGCAGAGAAATCATTGAGACTTGCCCACCCCTCGCTCACGATCTTGGCTCTGTATCGCCAACTAGCGGAAGTCTTGTCACCAAAGTGGATAAATGAAACCCTCTCGTTTGGCTCTGGTTTCTTGTCGATCAAGGTTTGGAGTTCAACCGCGTTCTCTTCCCTCTTCTTAATAATCGCTTGGATTAACCCATGCCCAAACCCGTAATACTGCGCGTCTGGTAAGTAGTCGTAGTAGGTTTGGAAGTGCTCTGCTTGCAGAGCCATAGCTGCGTTGCAATAAAAGGTCTCACCCTCTTGATCTATCCTAATCTCTGTAAGTTGATCGCCTTCTTTGAGACCCGAGCCGTTGACCCTCAGTTTGTCTCCGTCTAAACAAGAATCAAACCCAAATAAGGCAAAGTGTCTCCATCCAAGCACATAAAACAAGGAAATAGCCCGTAATCCCGAGGTCGTTCCTCCACCGATCAACATAGAGTTTTTAGGTCTGTTCTGACCCTTCATCACATAAGGATGCCAGATCGTGACCTTATGCCCCTCAAGGTTGTCAAACATCGCCTTGTGGCATTGGCTTGCAATCATGTATTCCACGCCCGTATTGGGCTTGTAGAACGATATTCTGTGCTCTTGGGGGTCTATTGCTAGAGCGTAATCTGGTATTACCCCATTGTCTATCAACCAATCGTGTGCGTCTTTAATCGCCACAATTAGGGTTGTTTTGGACATCTCTCTAATGACATCTATCTGTGTGGATACGCTCGGCCCACTCGCCACTAGCGTGATCACACCCCCTTTTGCAGATTCTTGTTTTAAAACTTGGGGGTAGCCACGCGCTACCGCATTTTCCATGTTTTGAAACAAAGTCTCATCGTCAGCAACACACTTACCAACGATCTTGAGGGGAACAAATGCCATTACAGAAACCTCTCCCTTTTTAGGGGGAGAGGAGTGGCGTTAGCCAGCACCAACCATCATCAAGCCTGCGTTGTTGACAACACAGAATGGTGCAGATGCAGAAGTGGCAGATGTATTAGCCACGACACCTTGGATGTAACCAGCCGATACAGTTGTATCGTCCAATTTACCCGCAGTTGCAGTCGTGTACAAAGGCACTTTAGGTTGACAAGCAACAAGTAAATTAACCCGCACAACGCCATTCAATGCAATCCAACCGTAGTAGGAAGAAGTGATAGCGTTTTGTGCAAAGCCAACCATGTTGAAGCCAAGAGCCGCAGCGTTAGTCGTTGTGACAGGCACAGCACGAAGAACAGGAGTAACACTCGCTGAATCTGCAAATGTGCTCATAATCACAGCGTCAAACGCTGCAATGTCTGACTCTGCACGAGCAAAAATGTATGTGCCATTGTTGCTTGTGTTTACGCGAGTGCCTGGGGTGACAGGAAATAGCGTAGTAGAACCAGCGGAGGTTGACGCATAGGTTGCCGTCAAGTCAACGCCAATTTTGCCGTCTGTGATGTAGTCAGCCATGATTTTTACTCCGTCATAATGCCTTGGAACTGAAGTCCCGAGGCTGTCATGTTACCCGCCCATCCAATCAAACGCACAATTGCATCCTGATTGGTACTCATGCGCTCATCGCCTATTGGGACGAAGTTGCGGTTAGTGTGTGGACGGAAGAAAATGTACTTCGTATTAAGGAAATACCCCGTGGATGCGGGAATATTACCCCCGATACCACCATCAAGAACCACATCTGCGTTCATATACTTAGAGGCAACAAAGCCGAGTTCAGCCATTTTGCTTGAGCCAGGGAAACGCTGAATGTTCTGTAAAGAAGCCATGAAGAATGACCACAAGTTGTTATCCAACAAGATCAAGTCCACAACATCTGAACCGCGAGAGGTCTTGGCATACAAACGATTGAAACCAGTTTGAATGTTAGACGCGCTTGCGCTTGCACCGATGTCACCAGAGAAGTCAAAGGTCTGGTTTTGCCAGAAAGACCAAGTAGCACGATCAATACCGCCAACAACACCAGTAGATGGTGATGCGACAACCATTGCCTGCAAGCCTGTGATCTGCTTACCATTGTTCGCTGTTCCGTCCGAGTAAATACCCGTAGAGATCAAGTTCTCAATAGAAGCCTCTGCTACATCTAAACGGGCATCAAACAAATCAATGATCTGCTCTTCGCCTGAGTTTTGCAACATCTCAAGTCCGTTAATGGTAACTGCCACGGCAGCTTGTTTAATCGGGAACTGAGCCGCGCTGATCACATCCGCAGGGGATATGTTCAACACTTCAGCACCAGAGTAGTACATCGCTGTGGAGTTTGCTTGGAATGACAATTCTTGCAGAATAGTCGAACCACCCGTAAAAGGCTTGTAACGGCCTTTCTCTCTCAGACGAGTTAACAACGCATTGTTTTTAGTGACGTTGTCGGCAACGATGCCAGAACGCGACTCAATGGTGGTTGCTAATACATCTGAGTAATTGCTATTGGCGTATGCCATAAGAATTCCCCTTAATAATTTGCAGTTCGTAATGCGTTAGCAATTACAGCCCTGCGATCAGTTTGATTTAATGCGGTAGTCAAACCCGCGCTTGGTGCGCCTTTGATCTGAACTGCCGCAGCTTTTGCTCTCTGGGCTTGACTCTGTGCTTGCAAGTTTTGTTGCTGTTGAGCAAACATCTGTTGCGAAATCGCAGGGTCTAACCGAATGGCCGTGTCATACGCTAATTGCAATTTCTCGCGCTCAGACATAAGACCCGTGTCCCCGAGAATGTTCGGTGCTTGGAGAAGCGTCAACATCCTGTCTTGGACTGCCTCGAAATGTGCATTCGCAGGGTCAGCCGCGAATTGCTGGATTACCGAGAGTGCTCGGCTTTCATTCTGTTTCTGCGCCTCATACTGGCTCTGCGTGATGTGCTGAGTCAGTTGTTGAACTTGTTGCGCGAGTTGATTGTAGTGATTATCTTGTGGCTGTGGTGCTTGCCCATTAAAGTGGGATGCAACCTGATCTAGCGGTATTTGAAACTGCTGAATCATCTGTGCCACAGCCTGAGACTTCTGTTGTGGCGTTCCAGTTCTTAGGAGTGCTGCGGTCTGTAAAAGTGGCGCAATAGCCGTTGCAGGCGTTGCGTTCTCGTTTCTCAGCATCCACTCATAAGGTTGGAAAAGGTCTGTAATCGCCTTTGCCTCGGCATCCCGACTCTTGTAGTTGGTGATGCCACGCTCAAAGTCTGCCTCTCTCTGTGCTATTGCTTGGCGTAACTCGGGAGGGGCTTTCTCCCAATGTGCCTTCATCTCTAACTTAAGAGACTTTGGCATATCAGGGGCTTGAACAACAGGCTTTTCCTGTCTACTAGCAGGCGTAGGGAACTTGCTTGGGCGTTCTGCCCTAGCCTCTTTAGGCTCTTTGGTGTCTTTTTTGAGTGCTTCGCGGATTACCTCTGCTCTACTAAGAGGCTCTGCTTTCGGTTCTGCCTTTACTTCGGCAGATTCCGTCTTAATCTCTGGTTCTGGGGGAGTTGGGTCAATCGTGTCGGGTGCGACAACTTCGTTTTCCATTTATCTCATCCTTTTCATTTGGTCTAGGGTCAACTTAATCATTTCTTTGCGCTCTGGCATGGGTCGATTATGCAACCGATTCGCCATTTCTACATTCAAATTCGACATCTTTGTTGGTGCTATGGGTGCGCTTGGTCGGTCAAACTCTTGCGTTACCGCCACTTGACCCCTTAGTCGATCAATGTGCGCTGCCTTCTTTTTGTTCCACTCTTGTTGAGCATACTTAACATCAGAATGCCCCATCTCAATGGAGTCTGTGCGCTTTAGGTGCTCACGCCATTGGGCGCGACCTTCAATCATTACCCCGTCTGGAGACATAAAAGGGGCTATATCGCCCATCACAGAATATCGCTCGTTTGGTGGGCCGAGGTGCTTTTCGTAAGGCTCTGACCCGTCAGATGGAAATACCCAAGTTTGTCTCACATCATCTCCAATATCATTGCAATGTCTTCTTCATCTCGCTTAAGTCTAACCTTATTTTCTAAGGTTTTAACCTTTTGCATAAGAGAATCATAATCAATTTGTTTTCTGACCGCAATCTCTATTGTTTGCTCGGGCGCAGATGTGATCTCCTCCCTCACCTCTGGCGGTAAACCAAACAAAGCCTCTTGGAGTTTCTGCTTCCTCTGAGCCTCTAGTTTGCGGTCTTTTGCCCACTCAGCATCGCGCTTTTTCTCGTCAAAGCCAAAGTGTCCACCAAGGAGAATGTCGCTCGGTGGCGGTGGTGGAGGGGCTGCGCCTGTTAAACCAGCAAAGGGTAGTTCAGCAAAAGATGCTATGCCAAACACTTATGTTCCCCACTTAGCTGCTAGTCCATCCGCATAAGTCTTGTTAACAATGTCTGTGCCTGCGCTAGGGGCTGTCGATACTGTGCCTGTTGTTGCAGCTATGTTGAGAAAGGTCGCATCCTTTGGGGTTGTTGCGCCTATCGTCATGTTGTTGATCGTTCCTACATTTGTAGGGGCTACCTCAATTGAGCCTGACCCGCTAGGCTTTATGTGGACATGACCCGTACCCGTAGGGCTAATGTCGATCTGAGCATTAGAGCCGTTTAGGTTGGTCGATACATTTAGGGAGATGTTGTCACCACCGCCCCCACCCATGCTGATCTGGGTTGTGCCTGCGGAGTTTTTAAGGGATAAACCGCCCGAGTTAGTGGCTTGGACTGTTGGTGTAGTAAGTTTGGTTAAGGTTACATCTGTGCCACTTGTGACCGCCACGCTTGCAGGCAGAGTAACAAATACATCCTTTGTACCCGCAGCAAGATTAAGTTTTAAGCCTGTGGAGGAGGAAATTACAGTAGTTCTCGCTAGAGTTCCCCCGTAATAAGTCCCAATCCCCACCTCCCATTGAGCACCGCCTGCAATCGTGTAATAGGTCGTGTTGTTGTTACCAATGACCTCAAATGACTGATAACCCTCTACCGACCCGTCTAGAGTGATTGTTCCCGTTCCTGTTGAGGTAGAGGTTTGTCTTACCCGATCAGCAAGGGCTAGGCTCATGCTACTTCTACTCCAATGACTAGACCATCAGCACCCCTCACAACCTTCTTGGGCGCGTTGAGTTTCTGCATCGCCTCGCCAATGTTTTGCATGGTCTGTCCGTGTAGGTTAGCCATTTGGTCGTGCATGAGTGCCATCTTGTCCATTGCTTGAACGATAGTCCCACCCAATTCATTGGTGATCTGTGCGGAAGCTGCCTCAATGACGGGTAAATCAACGCCAGGGTTACTTCCAATCCTTGCCACCATGATCTTGGTCGCGGCTTCGAGTTCCGCTTTCCAACGCTCGTATTCCTCTTTGCCTTGCATTTCACGGGCTTTGACTTGTAACTCGTTGTTAGCAAGTTGTTGGGCAAACTGCTCTTTCATCTGCTCTCTCTGCATATCCACTTGCGCTTGCGCTTGCAACATCTGCATCTCAAAGTCAGCCTTAACTTGTTCAAGTTGAGCCTGTGCCTGCATTTTCATCTGATCACTTTGGGCTTGGGCTTGCATACGCATCTGCTCTGCTTGTTGTTCAGCCTGTAACTTGAGCATCTCGGGGTCTTGTTGAGGCTGTTGCGCCATCTGTGCTTTTTGCTGTAAGGCTTGCATGGCTTGCTCAATAGACGATTCAAGACTGCGACCAGCCCTAAATCTGCGTACTGTAAACAAAAGCATCTCACCAAACAAAGGCAACATCTCTGGGGCTTGTTGCACCATAGGTAAGCCGTTTTGCAAGAACCCTGTAATAGCCTCAATTGCCTCAACCGCGCTTTGTTTCTCGGCTTGCTCGTCAATCTGGGCTAATGTGTCTGCCTCGACTTGGATGTGGAAATCACGAATTGTGCTGTTTGAGAGCATTTGCACCGCAGCTTGCAACAATTGCGGATTCTGACCCTCTGGCGTGTTCATCACCCCAGACATCTCAACAATTAACTCTGGTGGGTAGAACTTACAGACGATCTGCGCCTTGATGCGAAACAGATCAGTAGCAAATCTAGCCACATCGCCCTGAGTAGCCCTCAGTCTTAGGCTACCAAAGTTGGCTTTTAGTTGTTGAGCACCAAGGGTTTCGTTTGCGTTAGTAGAACCCCTGAGAATGTCTGATATTCCAGAGATTTCGTAGATGGATTGCTTGACAACCTCACGGGATTGATAAAGTTGCTGTAAGGTCTTGATGATGGCACTCGTGTCCATCATGTCTATCGCGCCTTTTAGCCCACCCTTTTCGCTCATGGCTGCCCATGCGGTCACGGGGAATAGTTTGTTGTCCACCCCCTCTGTAAATAACCGCCCAAGTTCCTTAAACTCAGCGTTAAACACACCGACCGCCTTGCAAGCCTTCACCAGTAGGTAAATGCGCTGTGTAAGGTTGTCTAGTTCTTGGGCTTGGTCTTCATATTCGCAGTAATCTGGAATTGGAATCATTGACCCGTTTGTCGTAGTAGCCAATAAAGGCTTGGGACAAGGGAAGAACTCCTCTAATTCGAGAGGGTCATCACGCTCATCAAGTGCTTGGGGGTATCCCTTGGCAACCCAACAAACCTTCTTTGTGCGTTTGTTCCATATCTCAGCGACTTTAGCCTTCTTCCCGTAGGTCGCTTTCGCGGTCATTGGGTTTTTGGAGTCTACATCGTCATTCTGGTCTTGTAATGGGACGTTCTTGAACACATCACCAAAACGCTCGATGCCTTCTTCGGGTGTCATGTAGACCCAACGGCTTACCCACCACACCTCATCCCATGTTCGGGCTGGTGAATGGAGAAAGTCTGTCCAATAGACATAATCCACAGGGCTATGCGCTGAGTCAACGCGCTCAATTTCCTCTGTGTTGGTGATCTCTACGCCTTCGTCTGGGTTAAGTTCTGGCATTCCCGTTAGTTCGGGCTGCTCGTTAACAATGATTGGCTCGTAACGCACCCACGCTGTACCG